AAAACAAATGAGTATCCCTAATTTTAAAAACCAAGACGATTGGCAAGAGTTTCTCAACATCTTTGATGATCAATGGCAATGTAAGAGAGCACTGCTGAATCGTGTTAAGAATGACCTGTTCCCAGAATATAAGTCTTGGGATCAACTTCAACCACAAACATTGGAAGTGATCAATGACATCGTATCCAATCTTGTGTATGAATGTGAGCGTCAGTTCAAAGAAACACACCAGGACTACAAGACAGATGATGATGACCTCTTCATTCCTCATCGTAGTTTCAAAGAGAGTGTAACAGAAGCACTCAAAGAAGCATTGGAGAGTCATCAGAAGAATGAATAACTTTGAAGTTTTCTTTTACTTCGTTTGCTTTGCTGTTATTGCAGGTGGTGCTTTTGCACTGATGTGGTCTAATATTCAATCCATTAATGTGGAAATGAATAAACCCAAACCACTTCCACAACCATCACAGCACTCCTTGCACGGAGTGCTTTTTTATTGTATAATATATTTGTTGACTTACTCAACTGATTATGAACGCTACAGAAAACGGGTTGAACGTTCTTCCGTTTAACCCCAAAACCGATGAATACACTGCCTTTACGGTAGATGTGACACCACAGATGGCACGTTACATTCTTGATTATCATAATCGTGATAATCGTAAGATTGCTAACTCTCAAGTAAATAAAATCTTCCGAAGCATTGAAAATGATAACTGGTTGTTGGATGGACAACCAATGACTTTCAATACTGATGGAAATCTAACCGAAGCACAGCACAGATTGTCTGCTATCGCAAAGTGTCCTGATGATCGTGTCTTCAAAATGATCGTTGTTACTGGTGTTCAACCTGACTGTTTTAGTAGAACTGCGACTAACAAGACACGAAAACCCATTGATGAAATTCAACGGAAATACCGTAAAGCACATAAGGACGAAGTTTCTATTCTTGGTGATGTCATGAAGCGTCAGAGAAAATGGCGTTTGACGATGCAAAATGCTATCTCCAGTTATGAGAATTGGTTCAAGAACATTATCAACTCACTAAAAGTTAGTGGTGATTATGAGAATGTATTGGATAAGTTTTCACTTCAACGCAAGACACTTCGCGCATACATTGCTCTGTGTGAACGATACGGTTATCTTGAGGAGTGTAAGACTTTTCTAGAACTTCTTGACAGTGAACTTGAAGAAGATGCTGATAACCCAGTATCTACTCTTACAGATCAATTCCTTAAGTTCTGGAATGTCACTGCGGTGGATTTGAGTAATGAAAAAAGAATGGATGTTCTCTATTCTTTGTTCTGTGTAGCAACTGACCGTATTATTATGCGTGATGATGGTATGATTGCTCTTGATGTTACCTCACAATCTCTGGAGCATGAGCAGATGGAAAAGCAGGGAGTTTATCGTAAGTTTCTTACTTGATCCAACGCACTCTAACCTTTAATAAGGATTTCTCTTATTAAAGGAAACCCACTAAACCTTTAATAAGATCACTTCCACAACCATCACAGCACTCCTTGCAATATCATTGTTTGTATTCACAATACTTTGCTTCGGTGTTATGGTTGCGGGAATGATTTACGTATGATATACTAAGAGGGTTTACACCCTCTTTTTTATTTCTCGTTGGAGTTAAAAATGTTTAAAGTTTATTCAAAAGATGGATGTCCATATTGCGTCAAAGTGTGTCGTGCATTACAACTTGCTGAAATTGAGCATGTGATATATAAACTTAACAGGGATTACACACGCGAAGAGTTCTATGATAAGTTTGGAGTGGGATCAACCTTTCCAAAAGTAGTCAAAGATGATAAAGTCATTGGTGGATGTACCGAAACTGTTAAGTATCTACGGGAGCAAAAGTTACTCTGATGAATCAGAACCTCATCGATATCTACGATCTTGTCGAACATGCGATTGACAATGCATTTTGTGGACAGATGAATTTAAAATTTTATGATTACTTGAAAGAAAGTAAAATAAAAAAAACTGATGTTGATTTGTTTATTGAAAGCACAACCTCTAAAGAACTACATGATGTAGTTGCAGATCTAGAAGCATATCTAGAAGGTGGTTCTGATGATATTCATAAGCAATTGCGTGAGGGTTACGGACACATTCCCAAACCTCAAGCAAGAAAGATTAAAAATTATTTGTATGGCATCCTAGAAGATGCACGGAGGTATAGTCATGACAGGAGGCCTGGACGACGCAAAAGATAGTCTAAATAATCCAGATCCCGAGATCAATCGAGGAGTAGAACTGCTTTTACGCAGTAGGAGGAGAAAACCAGAAGCGCCCAAAACTTTTCAGGTAAGGTTTGGTAAAATGGTTTCTTTCTTCCGTAAAGAGATTGTATTTCATCTAAACTTCTACCTAGACATTAAGAAGAAATAGTCTCTGGAGGACATAAAGATGTTAGCAGTAACTCTGACGATTGGAACATTACTTTCTATTACCTTGTTTTTTGTGGGAGGTGTGCTAGGATGGCTAGCGAGAGAACACCAGTTCCAAACACAACCCGTTTACACTCATCCAGAGATGTTTGATGAAAACGGAAACATATTACCTGATGAAATTTTAGCAGTACGATTTGAAAACAGTTATGACGAGTTCGACGAAGAAGACGAAGGTTAAACTTCCTCCCAATCCTTTTATCCATGAGATTCTTGAACTTGCTAGTAAGCAACGTTCTAAAGCAAAGAAGGTTGAGATCTTAAAAGAATATGAAACAGATGCTCTAAAAACCATCTTTATTTGGAACTTTGATGATACTGTAATCTCGCTTCTCCCTGAGGGTACTGTTCCTTTCAATAAGAATGAAGTACCTGTAGGAACTGATCACACCTCTCTTCGTAGAGAGCACAAGAATCTCTATCACTTCGTGAAGGGTGGCAATGATAGTCTCTCTGGACTTCGTAGGGAGACTATGTTCATCCAAATACTTGAGGGATTGCATCCTGAAGAAGCAGAATTGCTTTGCTTGACTAAGGACAAACAATTGGGAAGTAAGTATAAAATCACTTATGACATTGTACGGGAAGCATTTCCAGACATCCAGTGGGGAGGACGTTCTTGAATGAAAGGAGTGAAAATTATCCATGAAGATTGTGATCCGTCTCTTTCTGAAGATAGATCTCTACCAACAAATGCTTTTATGGTAGAGTATGTCCAGGGAGAGACATCTCACTTTGATATTGTAATGTCTGGTAAAGTGGTAGATATCTTTGATTACTACTATGACAAACACAAAAAAGATTTAGTTAATATCACACATGCAGAGGGTAGGATCCGTCCAAACCTTTGGGGAAGTAAAACAAAAGAAGAAAAGAAAAAACGATGAGTGATGAAAATCTAAAGGATCAGATCAATGAATTGATTTGTGATGAAATTCAAGAAGTCATTAATGAATATGTTGATGCACAAGAAGAAACCAAAAAGGGTGGACTTGGATTTGTGCCGAAAGAATCTGATGATCAATTGAAAGTGAGCGTCTCGCAAACTGAAATTGATAGGATTATCAAACAATATAAAAAGATCAAAAAGAATGAGAGATCAAATCTAACTCATATCAAAAAGTTAGGATTGGTTGACAAACATGGTAAACCACTGAGTTGACAACCTAATTAAATAGTACTATGATCTTTAGCATGAATCACCTTTATCATGTCTTATAAACCCTATTCACCTGAGTGGCATCGCAAGAGGTATCTCAAAGAAGCAATCGACACATACTTCGATGACTACGTGGATAATGAAATAATCTACAGAGATATCATGGATATCTTAGGTGCCAGGATGTCCGCTGCGGTTGATGAGGTTAACAAGGTTCTTGATCTAAAAGACAAACTCAAAACAAACTAATATGCTTTCCACTCAATACAGACTACGACTAGAGTCTATTTGTAGATGCATTGCGAACAAAGAAGAGGTTCCTTTACAAGATATGATCTGGGCAGAGAAACTTGCCAAGGCACATACTCTTGCTAGAGATTGGTTACAGAAGGCACGAAGACAATCTGCTCAAGACATTGAGGAGGGTAGTATGGATGATTTTATGAATAGGATGGGTTTAGGCGATCCCGATCCATTCAATTATAAAACGGGATTCGATGGTGCAGACGAAATTGTAGATTGGTTCAAACAAGATAAACCCGATGACTGGCGTCAGAGGGACTGATACGGAGAAATGTGACTAAATTTTTAATGTTTACAAAAGAATCTTGCGGCCCTTGCGGACTTGTCAAGAGATATATTAATGCTTTGAATGATCCTCGCAAAGAAGTGATCGAAGAGATTTATCTTGAGGACTTTAGTAGTGAACCTATCCCTGAAGAGAATCTTGCACTCGCCAAAAAGTATGGTGTAACTGCTACTCCTGTTCTTATTATTGCTGATGAGAATGGAGAACTATTAGAGACTTATACTGGTGGTATGCCTATCACACAAAACATCCGTAAATTGTGGAATAAGTATCATGATTGAAGCACTAGTTTATAGTAACGGCAGTCAAGAATCTGAGAGAGCAAAAATGGTTCTTGAAGCATGTGGACAGAAAGTAAGAGAGTTCTTACTGGGTGTAGATTTCAGTGATAAACAATTCCGTGCTGAGTTTGGTAGTGAGGCAGAGTATCCTCAGGTTGCTATTGGACTCAATCACCGTGGAACATTAAAAGAAACACTCAAGTACATGAGTGAGAATGGGATGTTTTTGTAAAGTTTGTAGCATAAGATACAAACCTACTTGACTACATAGTATATAAGGGTTATACTGGCCCTACGTTCATCCAAATGCTTAGCATCCTACTTGCATTTACCTTAGCCCACCATAATGATGGATCACCCTATGGGTGGCATATGAGTTGTGAAAGGTTCCTACAAAGAAGAATTGAAATCCTTATGGATGACAATTTGGATTACCGTAATCAACGTAATCTTATAGGTTACTTGAGAACGAAAGTAGAAGGTAGATGTGATCAGGTGCTAACATAGGACGCAAGTAAGTCGCGGAACGGAGCGTTCATCCCATGTTTGAGTTATTACTTTACGCTGAATTGTCTTGTTCTGATGCATCAGAATTGATTCAAAAAGTTCAGGACAATATAAATGTTGATAACATAATTAAGGTAGAGCTGGTTGAAGTAATTCAAGAAGCATCACCAAAATGTCTATGGGACGCAAACGACTGAAGGAACGGGAAAACGGATCCTGGGAAACCAGAGAAGGTTCAATTTCACCCAACTTCAGGAGTACCTACAATGAACACACTTAATCTCATCAAAAAGCAGATCCAAAAGGCTGCTGCATTGCACGATGCACAAATCACTGTTACCAAATATCGTGGTGTAGAGTGTCAAGTACATCAAGCAGGTGAAGAAACGCATGGAACCTACTGCTATCGCGGAAAGACATACGTTAAGTGATTTAAACTTACTTTATAGAGAGGGTTAAGAACCCTCTCTTTTTTTGTACTTATGTAAAAAAGACATAAATGTATACTAAGATACAAAAACTTGTATAGATATGATAGAATTACGGTAGAGGATATAATTATGTAACTAAACATCCTTTGTCATGTTGTTATGTCCTTGCAATTTCGTATAATGGAGGACATTATGCACAATCTAATTTCATACAATCAGTTAGCGGGTTGGAAACAAAGTGTAGCGCGATTGACTCATACTTTAGATCGTTCTATGGAGGAATCTGACACACTAAATGACTATTACAATTGTCTTATAGAATGCGATGAGAACCAGGCGACATGTAAAAAAATCTGTAGGAGGATGTTAGACTAGTCTCATACGTGTAGGAGGGTTGACAACCCTCCTTTTTAATGCTAAGATGTTTTTGCTTTAACTTGCACACATGAACAGAGATAAACTCAAACTCATTGTGAGGAATCTGAAGTCTCTTGTAGATGCCCTGGAGTCTGAAGTATACTCAGACGTGGACGCATATAATACCAAGCAAGAGAACTTTGATGATCCTGCTTCATATTACTTGCCTATCTCAGAATACGACGAAGTTTTTAACGATGATGACGGATACCCAGACTAATGTATGAAGAACTAGACACATTTGAAAGAGCACTTCAACACTTTGGAACAAGGGTTGAAGTTTATACTTGTATGGAAATGGGTGGTAAGATTTCGGCTGAAGAAGCTTACCAACTTATCAAAGCAGAAGTAAAAGAACTCAAGAAAGTGAGAAAACAGGAGAGGAAATGAACGATTGTAAATTGATCTCAGTTACACCTGACGCCGAAAAACACATGGCGTATTGTGCCCGTGTGTCAAATCCAAATAACCAAGAGAATGAGAAGTTCTCTGGACTCCTAAAGTATTGTATCAAGCATCAGCACTGGAGTATTTTTGAGCAAGCAACAATGACTCTGGAAATCAATACTACCAGGGGTATCGCGGCTCAAGTGCTTCGGCACCGTTCGTTTACATATCAAGAATTTTCGCAACGCTATGCTGATTCTTCCTTACTCGCGGAGACGATCCCTCTACCTGAACTACGGCGTCAAGACACCAAGAATCGTCAGAATTCTATTGATGATATTGATCCGTTTGTCCGCCAGGAGTTCCAGATCAAAATGCAAAAGCACTTTGATGAAGGAATGAAACTCTATCAAGAGATGCTTGATGCATCGATTGCAAAGGAATGTGCCCGGTTTGTATTGCCCCTGTCCTGCCCCACAAGGATCTACATGACGGGCTCTGTGAGGTCATGGATCCATTATATCGATTTGCGCTCTGCAAACGGCACACAGAAGGAGCACATGGACATTGCATTGGGTGCTAAGAAGATCTTCTGTGAACAGTTTCCTGCCGTTGCTGAAGCAATGGAGTGGATTTAATAAATAAAAACAAGTAAAGGTGATTTGTATGGCAACATACCCTGTAATTAATAAAGAAACTGGAGAACAAAAGGACGTTGTACTCAGCGTCCATGAGTGGAGTAAGTGGAAGGAAGATAATCCAGAATGGCAAAGAGACTGGAGTGATCCAACTTCAGCACCTGGATGTGGAGAGGTAGGAGAAGTTTACGATAGACTTATAAAATCACATCCAGGTTGGAATGATGTTCTGCATAAAGCATCAAAAGCACCTGGATCTACTGTTAAACCTATCTGAATGAATAAAGTAATGTCGGCAGTTAATAGCTGCTAAACCTCCTAATAGACTGAATCTTTATGCCAGCAAAAAGAAAGTCCCAAACTCCTATTGTTCCATTTGGAATGAGCAACAAACATATGAAAAGAAAAAAACCAATCAATTTAGACTTCATTAAAAAAATTGAACCTCTTACTAAAAACCAAGAGGAATTTTTTCGTTGTTACCAAAACAATCAAAACCTTGTTGCTTATGGGTGTGCCGGTACAGGAAAGACTTTTATTGCTCTCTACAACGCTCTTCTAGATGTTCTTGATCCTAAGACACCATACGAGAAGATCTATATCGTCAGATCGCTTGTAGCAACCAGAGAGATTGGTTTCCTGCCAGGGGATCATGAGGACAAATCTTCACTTTACCAGATTCCATATAAGAATATGGTGAAGTATATGTTTGAGATGCCAACTGATGCAGACTTTGAAATGCTCTATGGCAACCTCAAGACTCAGGGGACTATTAGTTTTTGGAGTACTTCTTTTGTTAGAGGAACTACTTTTGATAATGCTATCATCATCGTTGATGAATTCCAAAACTTGAATTTTCACGAACTTGATAGTATGATTACCCGTGTTGGCGAGAATACAAAACTCATGTTCTGTGGAGACGCCACTCAAACTGATTTAATTAAGCAGAATGAAAGAAACGGCATTGCCGACTTCATGAAAATCCTTCGCATCATGCCTTCATTTGATGTAGTTGAATTTGAAGCAGAAGATATTGTTCGTTCTGGTTTGGTTAAAGAATACATTCTTGCTAAAACTGAACTAAATCTATAATGCAATTTACTCATCATAATTTTCTAGGTGACGTTGAACTAACAAAAAAAGAAACCAATGGCATCCGTCTCTACAACCTTCCTAGTGGAGACTGGGTGCCTTCTATTACGTCTGTAACTTCTTTCTACAACCGACAGATCTTTGCTAAATGGAGAGCAAGAGTTGGTATTGAAGAAGCAAATCGTATTACTAAAAAAGCAACAAGTCGTGGAACAGACTTCCATGCGGCAACTGAACTCTACATGTTGAACAAAGAGATCAATTGGGATGAGTTTCGTCCCTTGACAAAGTTCATGTTCCATTATGCCAAACCATATCTTGATAAGATAAATAATGTACATGCTATCGAAAGAACTCTGTATTCAGAGTATCTTGGATTGGCAGGAAGAGTAGACTGCATTGCTGAGTACGAAGGAGAACTGGCAGTCATTGACTTTAAGACATCTGAAAAGATCAAACCAGAGAAGTGGTTAGAGAACTACTTCGTTCAGGAGATGTTTTACGCCTCTGCTTACTATGAGATGACTGGCATCTCTGTCAAAAAACTTATCACCATTATGGTTACACCTGGTGGTGAGGTTAAAGTATTTGACAAGAGGAACAAAGGGGATTATATTAAATTATTAGTTCAATATATTAAAGAATTTGTACATCACAATACTGGGGCCACGGATGGAGAATGAACTAGAAAAAGCACTAGAGAATAAATTCTTTTGCCCTTCAAAATTTTCTCAAGAAATTGAATCGCTTGTACATGGCGAAGATAGTATGAGTTACATCGATGCTATCGTTTATTTTTGTGAGAAAAATAATCTAGACGTAGAGTCTGTTCCTAAACTAATTTCCAAACCTTTGAAGGAGAAACTAAAGTATGAAGCGATGGAACTCAATTTCCTAAAGAAAACTTCCCGTGCCAAACTAGTGTTTTAATATTATATTTTTCGTGATGCCGTTCGATGCCTATAAGCAATACCTCTCTTTGAAGAATCACTTCACCAAAGAGAAGTATGACTATCATAAGTATTGTGGAAAGAGTCGTGCAACTGTTCAGTCTTTCTACAAAAGGAAAGATCGTTTCTGGTTTGAAAAACTAGCAAGAAACAAAGATGACAGAGAAGTCGTTGAATTTTTTGTATCTAACTTTATCACCTGTACTGATCCAAGTAAACTTTGGATAGGAGAGATGATGAGAGAAGGTGAAAGTAGATACACTGCATGGAAGAGAAGAAATCAGTCTCTTACATATGTTTTTAAAGAAGAAATAGAGAAGTTATTTGATGATGACTTTGAATCCATGCTTATAGTGGATGGAGCAACACATCCACAAATGTTAAAAGAATATCTAAGAGACAATGTATCCATTGAGACTATGGTAATCTTGAATAAAATTCTAGGTTATCAGACTCAGTGGGATAAAAAATTGTCTGATCCAGTGTGGGAAACCGTCAGTCTTAGAATTAAGAAATATACTCCTTTTCTAAATATTGATGTATTTCGTTATAAAAAGATCCTTAAAGAAGTAATATTAAAGTAATGAGTTTTTTCGATTCTGATGTAGTCCGTGCAGAGATGACGGAAATAAGTGAATTGCAGGAAGACGTTTATAAAAGCGTCTTTCAATTTTCGTCCATGAATAAAGATGAAAAACTTTTTCATGTTGCTTTGTTAGAGAGACTTCTGGACAAACAGAAAGTTCTTTATACTCGTCTGAGTTTATCAGATGATCCTGAAGCAAAAGAAATGAAGAAACGAATTGTGGAATCTGCAGCATTGATGGGACTTCCTCCCAATGTTGACATGAGTACCATCTTCACTAATATGCAGAAGATGCTTGAAGCAATGAAAAAGCAGATTGACATAACTGGTTCTGATCGCTAGAATAACGAAGTCCACACAAGCCAAATCCAACAAATCCTATGTCCTTTTCAAATCTTAAAAAGCAATCCAATCTCGGTTCACTCACCTCCAAACTGGTGAAAGAAGTTGAGAAGATGAATAATACTGGTGGCGGTGGTGATGATCGCCTTTGGAAACCAGAAATGGATAAGACTGGTAATGGATACGCAGTTATCCGTTTCCTGCCCGCACCTGAAGGGGAAGATCTCCCTTGGGCAAAGATGTACTCCCATGCCTTCCAAGGTCCTGGTGGTTGGTACATTGAGAATTCTCTGACTACTATTGGACAGAAAGATCCTCTTGGTGAATACAATCGTGAACTGTGGAACAGTGGTAGTGATGCCGACAAAGACACTGTTCGTAAGCAGAAGCGTAAACTGTCCTACTATGCCAACATCTATGTTGTGCAGGACAAAGCAAACCCACAAAACGAAGGCAAAGTCTTCCTTTATAAGTTTGGTAAAAAGATCTTTGACAAGATCATGGAAGCAATGCAACCTGAGTTTGAAGATGAAGCCCCCATTAATCCTTTTGATTTCTGGCAGGGTGCTAACTTTAAACTGAAGATCGTCAAGAAAGATGGTTATTGGAACTACGACAAGTCTGAGTTTGATCGTGTATCACCTCTGCTTGACGATGATGATGCCATGGAAGCAGTCTGGAAGAAGCAGTATTCTCTGACTGCTCTGACTGCTGCTGATCAGTTTAAGTCTTATGAACAACTGCAAAACCGTCTTCAGATGGTTCTTGGTAAGCGATCTGCACCTGCTCGTCTTGATGAGGAGACTGTAGATGAAGACAATGATCGTGGATCGTATACTCCAGATTTTAATTCTAATAAGTCTGATGTAGGTGATTTCAACGATCCTGACATCACTCCTACTACAAAGTCGTCAGACTCTGATGAGGATGATGCACTTTCGTACTTCCAACGTCTTGCCGAGGAGTGATAGCAAAATCAGATATTGATTCCAAAAATGGGGGGAAAAATCCCGGCAAATTTTTTACCCCTATTACTTTTTTATTCGTATAACCTGATATTATCTGCCTTCTTCATGGTGGGACTCACATACTGAGTTCCACCATTTTTGTATCTCATAATATCATCCATATCATTAAGTACGATGTTTAAATATTCTTTTTTAAGAACGTAAATATTTCTTTTCTTTGTTTCAAGATCAAATTCATATTGATAGTTTGTCACTTCCGTAACAATGTTTGTTCTAGTAAACTGTGTATTTGAGACATCATCATAATAACTGATTGAGTAATTGCGTTGAACTTCTAATCCAGCAGGGACAACAACTGCACCTCTAGAAGTTTTTACTTCTATAGTCTCATAGTGATGAATTCCATAAATTTTGTCATAAGTTCCATATTTACTTAATAGGTAATCATTAAACGCATCATTCGAAAGTGGCCATTCTGCTTGAATATTTAAAATATTATTTGACAGCAAAATCACCCAATCTAAGGATTCGTCTCCGTAAACTCTATTTGCAACATTATCAGGACGATCATCACCAATAATCTGATATTTTGTAAAGTGAGTTAGATCTCTGAAAATATCTTCTCTTAATTTTGCTCTTTTAAAAAGATTTTTTACTGGTTCATACTCAGAAATGATCTGATCATCAGTATTTCTGGTAACATATTCAAATTTTGGAACGTAACGGAAGTAATTTGGCATTTTAGAATCCTATACCTGCAATGTCTACACCTGCTGGACGATAATCATCTTCAATAAGTGGAGTAAGCTCCTTAAATTGCAAATTCACTTCATATGAAGTCAAGGTTCTTTCATTATCGGTGTAAGTCATATAAGAACCATCTGGAGTATAATTTACCGTGCAATTCATTAAAGCACAGGTTTTAATTTTTCCAATCGATTGGTGATCGCCTCTAACCCCATCATTTTTGAAAGCTTGATATTTAATATCAAAAACATTTGGAGATTTTAAAAAAGTAGCATCTGCAGTTGATTTTACAGACATTC